CTCGGCGCGGAGCCGGAGCCGTATCAGGATGATCTGCTGAGAGCCGTCGGCCGTGGCGAGCGCAAGATCTCGGTCAGGTCGGGCCACGGCACGGGCAAGTCAACGTCGCTGAGTTGGTCCATGCTCTGGTTTGTGCTGTTTAGGTTCCCGAACAAGGTCGTGGTGACGGCACCCACGACGGCCCAGTTGTACGACGCCCTGTTCGCCGAATTGAAACGCTGGATCAACGAGCTTCCCGAGGCGCTGAAGGTGCTGTTGGAGACGAAGACCGACCGCGTGGAGTTGATCGCGGCGGCCAGCGAGGCGTTTATTTCGGCACGCACCAGCCGAGCCGAGCAGCCCGAAGCACTGGCAGGCGTCCACTCTGACAACGTCATGCTTGTGGTGGACGAGGCCAGCGGCGTGCCGGAGCAGGTCTTCGAGGCTGCCAGCGGATCGATGTCGGGCCACAGCGCGGTGACGATTTTGGCCGGGAACCCGACCCGGACCAGCGGCACGTTCTTCGAGACGCACAATCGGTTGTCGCAGCACTGGCTGACGCTGCACTGGTCCTGCATCGACAGCAAGCGCGTGTCCAAAGAGTTCGTGGAGGAGATGAAGACCCGCTACGGGGAGGACAGCAACGCGTACAGGATCCGCGTGCTGGGCGAGTTCCCGCTGGGTGACGACGACACGATCATACCCCTGCATCTTGCGGAGGCCGCCGTGGAGCGCGACGTCGTCGTGTCGCAGAACATCCGCCCGGTGTGGTCGCTGGACGTCGCCCGCTTCGGCAGCGACAGGACCGTGCTGGTGCGCCGCACTGGCAATGTCATAACCGATATCGAAGCGTGGCAGGGGCTGGATCTCATGGCCACGACGGGCCGCGTGAAGGCGTACTACGACGCCCTCATGCCGAACCAGCGGCCCGTGGAGATCTTGGTGGACAGCATCGGCCTCGGGTCCGGGGTGGTTGACCGCATGCGCGAGTTGGGCATGCCCGTGCGGGGCATCAACGTCTCCGAGGCTCCCGCCTTCGGCAGCACCTACACCAACCTTCGCAGCGAGCTAATTTTCCGCGTGCGTGGTTGGCTGGAGCAGCGCACGGCTCGTATACCCAAGAACCCTGCACTCTTGGCAGAACTGACGTCGATCAGGTATAGCTTCGGATCGACGGGCAAGGTGAAGGCCGAGAGCAAGGACGACATGCGTCGCCGTGGGCTACGGTCTCCCGACTTGGCCGACGCCGTGTTCCTCAGTTTCGCCGGAGACGCGGCGACTGCGCTTGGAACGCCGACGGCCGGGTGGAGCCAGCCCATACGCCGAAAGCTCAAGGGGATAGTTTAAGACCCGTGGCGGGAAGTGAACCCGCTGTTCCTTTCGGCAGAAAACCTAGCGAGGATGGCGTCGAAGCGATGCTCAAAGGTTCCAAGCGAAGCTTGGCGGCCTCCCCACGTCATCTTGGCCATCCACTTCCCGTTTGGCGTTTTATAAACTCCGACGACGCCAGATGTGTTGTTCCGAGGCATTCGTGAGTTTCGCATGTTTGTTGATTTTGACACGTCGCGAAGGTTCGCGATGCGATTGTCGTCCCTTATGCCGTTTATGTGATCAATCTCTTCAAATGGTTCAGCACCATAGTGCATCACCCACATAATTCGATGGATCAGGATGCTGCGTTTTCGGCCGTTCAGCACAAGCGTCAGGTGCCTGTATCCCCTGTTGTGCGCGCCTCCGGCAACTGTCCCCGCGTACTTCGCGTTCCATATGCGGCACGCATGCCCGGCAGACCTGTTCGCGCTGGGCACAAACATGTCAGGCGTGCGTGTCCTCCAAGTAAGAGTTCCGGCCTCTGGATCGCATTCCAGAAGCTTGCGTAGGACATCGACAGGGGGTAGATTTACGGCAGTCATAGCGGCACCTCATATGCTGCGATTGATCAGGAAAGGCGCACTGTTTGCAGCGGTGCGCCTTTCTGTTATGCTACGGCTTAAATGAGCGACGAACAAGGGGCGAGCATGCAGGATAAACGCTTTTTGGGCCTGATGGACATGATCGACGGCGGCGGCATGGGCCGAGCCGGGTCGGAGTTCGAGGGCGGCCCGTTTTCGGGATTGCTGAATGCTCTGGGCATCCGCCCGCAGGGGTACGCGGCACGGATGGAAGCGGAGCAAGCGATGCCCGCTCTCCTGCCGCGTCCCGCCCCGGCGGCCAGCCCGATGCAGGACAGATCGACCGAGGAGCTTGTGGCCATGATCGAAGCGGCCTTGGGGCGTGCGAACAACAACAGCATCTACGCACCCGGCGCGATCACCACGACGCCGCTCATGGAAAAGCAGTCGCCCAACCGTTTCGCCCCGTCGTATTTCGGGATGGGCCCGCGCTGATGGCTGACCAGTTTGACCTGAAGGCGCTCTTGGACGCCCTGATCTACGCCGAGAGCGGCGGGGATCCGATGGCCGTCTCCAAGAAGGGCGCGGCTGGTCTGACGCAACTTATGCCGGAGACGGCCATGAACCCGCGCGACGACGTCAGGAACGTCTTCGACCGGGCGATGGAGCGTGGCTACCCTGTCACCGAGCGCACACCTGCGGCGGCACAGGGCCTGCTGTTCGATCCCGAATTGAGCTACCTGATGGGCGACGATTACCTGCGCGCCATGCTGGATCTGACGGGCGGCGACATGGACCGCGCGCTGGCGGCCTACAACTGGGGTCCGACCAACGCGATGAAGTGGAACGGCAAGTTCGAGGATCTGCCCGAGCAGTCGCGGGATTACATCCCCAAGATCCGCGCGAAATACGAAGAACTGACCGGGTCGGCCCTGCCGAGGACGGGAACATACGGCACACAGCTTGTGACGTCACCGAGACCACAGCGGCGGCCTATGGGCCTGCTGGCGATGCAGTAAGGAGACCCGACATGGGCATTACAGACAAGGCGATGCGCGAGGCTCTCGACCTCATCATTGGCGGCACGAAGTCTGCCAAGAAGGGTTCCAAGGCGGCACCGAAGGCTGTCAAGCCGAAGCCTCAACCTAAGACCAAGCCTCGCATCACGGACGAAGAGATCGACAACATCCTCGCAGAGGGTGGCTTGACGCGTCAGGATCTTCGGACGCGTTATCCAGAAGTCGGCGCGCCTGTTCCGGCAAAGGATCCTAAGACCGGGAAGTCGTACATGGCGAAAGGCCCCAGCCGAGAGGCTGAAGCCGTCGCCAAGGTTCGCAAGCGCCTTCAAGAAGAGATCAAGCGCGGTGATTACGACCGCCTTTACGACCCTTCTGCCCGCTACAACGCGAACCCGAGCAATTACGACCGCCCCGACGTGACTGGCAGCATCGTTCCTGTTCGCGCTGACACGCGCGCCAAGTACGACGCCCTGTACGCAGGCCCAGAGACGGCTCGTCGCCTAGATGAGGCTATTGCTGGCGCGATTAACTACCCGGACGCGCGCGGATTTTACATGATGGGCCAACTGGAGGACGATTACATTAAAGCCTTCGGCCCCGTGGATGGTCCGCGCATGTTCCAAGAGCAATTCATGGACGCTATGGCTGCCACAACGGGCGGCGCAGACCCCACCAGCAACCTGTTGATGGCTGCGTATGGGAATTATCTGAAGGCTGCCCCGAAAAACCGAATGCCGGGCGCGAACACGCCAGATGTCGAGTTTCCTACAGCCGCGAACCAGCTTCCGTACCCCATCGGTGGCCGCTTCGCGATGGGCAACATGAAAATGTACGACAAGATGCTCGGCGTGACAGGCGAGGGGACTGGCGTCACCGCAGCGAACCCGAAAAGATACGATTTTTCGTCATCCTACGGCGGTTTCACGGATCGGCCCGTTGTTGACGAGCAAATGATGAAGGCCATCGACCCGACGTCAGAGGGCGTGCCCTCTGCAAACGCTTACGGCGTCGCGCGGGGTGCGATTTCCGACGCCGCAGCGAGGGCTGGCTTGGCCCCGATTGAAGGTCAGGGGGTCGGGTGGGCTGGCATCAAGAAGAGTAAGGGCAAGCCGCAGATTGAGCATATGAACGAGGCTCTGTACCGCACGGCGCGCCTCACTGGCCGTTCTCTTGATGAGGCCCTTCGTGCATTTATGGAGGGGCAGCCTCTATTTAGTGTCGCCGGGGCTGGCGCAGGCGCAGGCCTCCTCGCCATGTCGCCGGAAGAGGCTGCTGCAGAAGAGATCACGCGTTATCTGGAAGGCAAGCGCAAATGACACCCGCAGAACGCGCCAATCTCGAATACACCTACGACCAGCTTTACAAGTTGTATGAGGCTGGCGACATCCGCCCCGGCGAGATGCAGGAACTGCAGCGTCTGGATGACATGCTGCGCCCGATGCTGGAAGCGGAAGCCGCGCAGGCCGAGGCTCAGTCGCAGCCGATGATGTACGACCCGCAGGTCGGCGTGCCAGAGATCGGCATTGAGCCTGAAATTAAGACCATGTACGGCCGCGCCAGAGACACGGCCGTGGATCTTCTCCCGCCGAGCGTGGTCAATAATCTCTTCGGTCGCCCGGCGTCGCAAGATTTCTTGGACCGTGAGGGGCTGCTTGGATTTACGGGCGTGCGTGAGGCAACTCGCCTAGCTGACGCTCCCGTGAACGCATATTACGGCAACACGGGAGAAGCTGTTGCGGACGTTGGCATGGGTGCCTTGGGCCTTCTTGGCCTTATCCCGGCAAGCCGGGCAGCGACTGGTCCAGCGATTAAAACACTCTCCGAGGGCATGATCGACGTCGCCGACCAGCCGATTGCGCGCGAGTATTTTGCGCGTCAGTTGAAGAAGGCTCGCGCCACGCATGGCCCCATCGGCAAATCGGTCGATGTGTACTCTCCAGACGAGTATGCGGGCATGAAGATGGGCATGACGCCAGCAGGGGACGCTGGGTACGTCGTCAAGCCCGACGGTGAGGTGGCCAGCGTTGTGAAGGCGAAAGGCGCTCCGATCAAGGATTTCGCTGGCTCTGTGCTGCGCCGATCTGAGCCGCAGGGCGGATACTGGCTGAACGCCTTTGACACAGCCCTGCCAGAGCTTTACGGGCGCGGCGGCTTCAGACCTGTGTCCCGTTTGCCATTCGCGGAAGATATCGCTCGCGGCGATTGGGGCGACGAGGCGACAGACGCTTTCATGGCCGCAAATTCAAGATATAGCGGCGGACGCCCGGATCTGGTATTTATGGCAAGAGATCCTGCGACACCGGGGCCTGTCATGCAGGGGCGGGGTGGTCTTTTGACCGATGATTATGACGTAGCGGTCCAAGAACTGGAGCGTGAACTGAAGAGGTTGGGATACAGATAATGGAACGCACGGATCTCGTCCGTGGCTACAGGGAGGCGTATCGTCGTGCCACTGAAGAGCGGAAAAAGCAGCAAGGTGATCTCGGCGAACATCCGCGCCGAGATGAAGGCGGGCAAGCCGCAGAAGCAGGCCGTGGCCATCGCGCTGAGTAAGGCCGGGAAGGCCAAAAAGGGGAAGTCGAAATGAAGAAGCCGACCGCGAAATTCATGCCCTGCAAGGGCTGCCCGACACCCGCCAAGTGCAAAGCCGCAGGCAAGTGCATGGCGAAGGCCGGATACAAGAAATGAGCAAGGGCCTGTACGCAGCGATCCACGCCAAGCGAGAGCGCATCAAAGCCGGATCCGGCGAGACGATGCGGAAGCCCGGCACCAAGGGTGCGCCCACGGCGTCAGCCTTTAAGGCGTCTGCCAAGACGGCCAAAAAGGGTAAGAAATGACCATTGCAACGTACGCAAATCTGCAAACATCCGTCGCGGACTTCCTGAACCGGGAAGACCTGACGTCGGCCATCCCGACCTTCATCAAGTTGGCCGAGGCCCGCATCAGCCGGGATCTGCGCCACTGGCGCATGGAGACGCGCTCGACGGCCGAACTGGACACGCAGTACAGCGCCATCCCGGCGGACTTCCTGCAGCCCATCCGCCTGCAGATCACCGACGCGCCGACGGTTGAGGTGTCGCCGATCAGCACGGCGCAGATGCTGCAACTGCGAACTGATCGCAACGACCGCGTCGGCCGCCCCACGAATTACGCGCTGACGGCTGGCGGGATCGAACTGTATCCGACCCCGGATTTGACCTACAACGCCTCGCTGGTGTACTATGCGCGCGTGCCGACGCTGTCGGTCAGCAACACGACAAACTGGCTCTTGACTGAGGCCCCCGACGTCTACCTGTACGGCGCGCTGGTTCACTCCGCACCCTACCTGAAAGACGACGCCCGCATTCAGGTCTGGGAGGCTCTGCTCGGGCAGGGCATCAACAATTTGAACACAAGCTCCAGTGATGCCAAATACGGCGGATCCGGCTTGGTGATGAGAACCAAACGAGGTGCGCCATGAGCTTTACCAACGACCTTGAGACCCGCGTCCTCCAGTGGGCCTTGACCAACGGATCCCCGACCCGCCCGACGGCGTGGTACGTCGGCCTGTTCACTGCTCCTCCCGGCGAGACTGGCGGCGGCACTGAGGTGTCTGGCAATGCCTACACGCGCGAGGCCGTGACGTTCACGGTCAGCGGCAACTTGGCGACCAACGACGCCGCCATTGAATGGCCGACGGCGACGGGTAGCTGGGGCACGATCACGCACATCGCCGTCTTCGACGCTGATACCTCGGGCAACATGCTGGTCTACGCCACGCTGACCGCGTCCAAAACTATTTCGACTGGCGACGTCCTCCGCATCCCGTCGGGCGATCTCGACGTCACGCTGGACTAAGGTATGGCCGTCTACCGCACCGGGTACGGGACGGGGGCATACGGCGTCGAGGCTTACGGCCTAGACGGCGAGATCTTCGACACGGCCGCCGCTCTGTCGGCCGTGTCGGCGGCGACATCCGCAGCGCAGCGCATTGCGGATGTATCAGCGACAGTCTCTGCCGCATCATCCACGACATCTGCAGCGCAGCGCGTCAGGCTGGCCGACGCGACCGTGACGGTCACATCCGCATCCAGCGCGGCCGTCGTGACCGTTCTTTCGGCGGATGCTGCCGTTTCGGTGTCGTCGGCGGCTACATCTGCGGCGCAGCGCATCCAGCAGCCCGACGCGGCCGTGTCTGTCGCGTCTTCCGTGTCTGCGTCGGCGGAACTGATCCAGCAGCCCAGCGCGACGGCGACGGCGGAAAGCTCGGTCACGGCGACCATGCTGGCCGTCTACCAAGACAGCGCGCTGGCGTCGGTTTTGTCCGAAACCACGGCGATTGTGGAGCGCATCTTCGCGGGTAGCGCATCGGCTGCTGTTTATGCTATTGTCACCGCGAGAGCCGTCCGCAAGTGGGAAGGCGAACAGCCGCAGAGCGAGGCTTGGACAGCGCAGACGGTCACGGGCGACGATTGGACGCCAGCGACAGTTGATGGCGCAAGCTGGATCCCGCAGGCGGCGCAAAACGAGACTTGGACACCCGCATCGTCGCCAAGCGCGACGTGGACGCGGGCAGCGTGAGGTGAGAAATGGCTGATACGACAACCACCACATACGGCCTTGTGAAGCCCGAGGTCGGCGCGTCCTCCGACACTTGGGGCACCAAGCTCAACGAGGATATGGACAAGATCGACGATCTCCTCGACGGCACGACGGCCATCAAGCCGAACCTGTCGGAGGGCTTATGGAAGATCGGCGGCACGGCTGTGACCGCTACGGCTGCGATGCTAAACGCTGGTGGCGTCCCATCTGGCGGCATCATTATTTGGTCTGGATCCGCTGCCGCTATTCCGTCTGGCTGGTTCCTCTGCGATGGCGCAAACAGCACACCAGATTTGCGCGGCCGCTTTGTTGTCGGCGCTGGATCGACTTACGCTGTCGGAGATACTGGCGGTCAGAACACCATCACTTCAGTTCCGGCGCACACGCACGGCACGGGCAATCTTGTCACAAGCAACACCGGGGCGCACAGTCACACCGGGACAACTGCAAGCGGAGGGTCGCATAACCACACACTAACTAGTGGCACTTCCTCCAACGGAAACAACAATGCTGCGTTTGTCCGTTCCGACATGAACGCAGGCAGTAACGTTAACGTAATTCTTGACGCAGGCGCGCACACCCACAACTTCAGCACGTCGAATACAGGCAACCACTCGCACACCATCAGTGGATCGACGGCTAGCACAGGCAATGCCTCGGTCGATGTCCGTCCGCCGTATTACGCGCTCTGCTACATTATGAAGGGATAAGTCATGATCAAAGTTTTGAACATCAAAGCCGATGGCTCGTTGAATATAATCCTTGGCAACTTGAATCTTGTGACTTCGACAGACGATCCGCTACTTCCTGCGTCTATTGCGCAAAGCATTGCGTCTGCCTTTGCGTCTCTATCTGCTCAAGGCGCGTCTGAAATTCACATGGAGCAAGACACATTCCGCACCTTTACTCACACAGTGAAAGGCGGTTTAGTCGAAGCGCAGGACAGCATAACCGATCCTGTATTCGCTGCTGTGATTGCTGCAAAAGCTGATCTGGCTAATGCTTACGTCCCGCAGCCTACAGAGAGTAGCGCAGAGACATGACCACAGTTCGCTTTACCCACGACGCAGGGCTTGAGGGGGTATTCCCTTCGCCCGTAGCGGCAGTGAAAAAGGCACCAGACTTCTACAAGGCAATCAAAAGCCAGTCCGACAATCATCCAGCCTCTGGGACCGTCAAGAGATGCGTTCCGTTTCTGGACGCTCTGTCGGCTGGTTTCATTATTCCGCTATGGGCTGACCTCTATGTCACCGCCATTAATGGCGAGCTTAACCTTTCTTTTCCGCAGAACCTTCCAATGCAAAAGAGCATTGAGAGCCACGGCTACGTTCAGATGCCGGGGCATCCTATGGCTGACAAGCCTTACGGCAAAAACTTCATGAAGTTTATCAATCCGTGGGTGGTCGAGACCGATCCCGGCTACTCATGCTTGTTCACTGCCCCTTTGAACCACTTGGACCCGCGTATCAAAATCCTCGACGGCGTTGTGGATACCGACACCTACTATAACAACGTCAACTTTCCGTTCATGTGGACGGGCGGTGACGGCGAGTTTTTCATCCCAAAAGGGACACCTCTTGTGCAGGTCGTTCCGTTTAAGCGCGAGGATTTTTCGGTGCAGATCGGCGTGACCGACAACGCAAGGCGCGGCACAACATCGAGTGTCCTTGGGACGCACATGAAAAATAGCTATCGCCAAGAGTTCTGGTCGCGGCGCAAAGAACAGGCTTCGGAGGAGTAAGCTATGACCCCTGAGATGCAAACACTGTGGGGCATCGTAGTCTCCGGCGGCTTGGGCATCATCGGCTGGGTGCTGAGAACTCACGTCGAGGAAGTTAAGCGTTTGCAAATCTTGCTGAACAGAACGCGGGAAGAAGTGGCCAAGGACTACGTCACCAAGACTGACGTGCAGGCCAGCATCAACATGCTCATCACGCGCATCGACAACCTCGACAACAAGATCGACGCGCTCTTGAGAAGTCTGGCAAAGTGAATGTTCCGTTGATCTGGGTGGCTTACACGCACATCTGGATCGACGGGCGCATGGTATTTGTCAAGATTTGCAGGTATACTGCGGACGTAGCACTGGCGGTACATCCGCTGTTCCCCTGCCCGCCGTTCTGGAGCCTGTAGATGTTCGACCCAGTTAGCATTGGCATGGCTCTTAGTATCGGGAGCAAAGCCTTCTCGATGCTCAAGCAGGGCATTGCTGCTGGCCGCGAAATCCAAGACATGGCTTCGCAGTT